TAATTTGAACATTACCAGAAGTTGTTCCAGTAAGTATAGCGTTGTCTATTGTTTTGTTTGATAAAGTTTGTGTATCTGCTAAAGTTATAACATCTGAATTAATATCAAATTTAATTGTATCGTCTAAAACCGTTGAAGTTAATCCTGTACCACCTGTAAAGTTAAGAACATCACCTACCGTGTAAGCGTCATTCGACCCAACATCAGCAGATAAGTTAATTACAGAACCTACTTGTTTCCAATACATATCGGCAGCGCCGTCAGTTGCAAGTACATATGTTCCAGTACCAGCACCTGTAGGAAATCTTAAAGCACCGAATTTAATTCTACCGGTACCATTAGGAATAATATTAATATCACCACTTGATGTAGAAACAATATTGTTGTTATTAACATCTAAATCGCCGCCAAGTTGAGGAGTTGTATCTACAGATATATCACCAGCAGCCGCAGAAGCAGTTGGTTCAAATCTATTGTTTGATGTAGACCATTGGAGTACTTGGTTAGATGTAGCACCAGTAGTTATTATCTGTAATGCAGAACCGTCACCTAAGGCTGTGTAGATTTCATTAAAGTTATCGTTAACTTTATCACCACCAACACGCAGGTTATCACCTGTACCGTCATTTGCTGTACTACCTAATCCTATACTTTGTTTTGCCATATTTTTATCTTCCTATCCTAATATTTATAAGCGTTCTTATGTAGTTGAGCTAAACTTCGCCGTTGCACTACTAAATTTTTTCTGTGTATTACTAAATCTACCTTGAGGAACAAGTATTGCTGCCGGGTATGTAATATAAGTCTTTGCAATAGTAGTTATATCTCCAAATTGCAAGTCTGTACCATCAGCTGCAGTATTTGTACCTATTGCCTTTAATTCTGCTACTCTAGCCCAATTCATTGCAGAAGCAGACATAGATTGTTGAAAGTATTTATTGAAACTTCTTAATCGTGGTCCAGCATATACAGACCCAAAGTTTGTATTGACCGTTCTAAAGTTATAAAATGGTTTAAACTGAAACGAGAAAGCAATCTTTGTTCTATGTAAAGTTAAATCTCTTGTATCTGTTGCAAAAGGCGATTTTGCATTTTGTACAACATCAGCTGCGACACCTAGTTGTAATGCGTTAGAACCACTTGCTCTTAATGAAGTACCATCATCTATAGTACCTAATCTTCTTCCAAAGATTGTACCAAACAATGTATTCAATACAGAAATAAATGGACTTGCCTCAATACCAGTAACCCTACCAATAACAGGCATTCTATTTTTCGCATTAAGTCTACTTTCAATGTTTACTTGTGCAGTAAAGTAGAAACCAGCAGGGTGCATTGTCTTTTTAAATGCGTCTCTCCATGTGTCAATAGTACGACCTACTTTAATTACATACGAGAAGTCCTGATAGTATAAACTATCTTGTACTTTCATAGTTGTTTCTGATAAGTGACCATCTTCTGAAATATATTTACCTTCACTTGTAGAAGTACCTACAATTTCGACCGTTGCAGTTGCAACATCTGTTTTTGCCATTAGACCGGTAACACCTGAAATACTACCTGTCATTACTTCGTGTCCTACAAATGCACCTGTAATATTCTTTAATCTTAATAGACCTCTAGTAGAATCCCAAGATAAAACTACACCAGTATTACTTGATGTACCACCAGTGATTGTTTCACCGGCAACATAGTTACCTGTATGACCTAATATAAGAATTGCTTGTGGTAATTTAACCGTTGGTGGAGATGGACTTAAATCGTGTTTAAGACCAGACTCGATAGTAGTAATACCTAGAAGTTTTCCAATTTCAGTTCCATATGCGTATATCTCAGCAGATAAACCACTATCAGTTGCAATCGTAACCGTAGGTAAACTTGTATAACCAGAACCACTTTTAATTAATCTAATATCTGTAATATCACCAAGACCACTTTCTAAAACTATTTTATCACCAGGGTTGATGTCATTCTTACTTGTTGCGTCTTCAAATATGATATGGTCATAACCACTAGAAGCTTCTCCTGCTATTGCACCGTTAACTACAGCAACTTCTGCTACAGCACCGGCACCGTTTGTATTTGCATTATTGAAAACTAGTTGGTCTCCAATTTGATATTGTGAACCGTTTGCATTAATATAAAATTCTGAAATACCACCAGCACCTATTTCACCGACTTGGCAGTTTGCACCACCACCGCCACCTACTAAATCGACTTGTTCGTTATCTGTGAAGAGTGAACCATCATTAGTAATTGTAAACTTACCAGGTATACCGGTAACATCTGATTTAATATATAAGTCATCTGTATCACTTGCAGTACCTCTAATTGTTTCACCAACTTGGAATGTACCTACAATACTTTCTTGGTTTAATAAAAATTCTGATACGACTTCACTTGATATTTGGAAACGAGATATGTTTTCTACAATTGCAGTTGCACCTGAAGTTATACCTGTAATTTGTCTACCAAGTAATTTACCTGTATCACCGATTGAGTTAATACATCTTAATATTGTATTTGATGTAAACTCACCATCTGATACTCTAAGCATTTGTTCTTTAGGATAAAATGTTTCAGAAGAAATACCAAATAGTAATCTAAAAAATAATTCGTGTTCTTTTGCAGTACCTTTAGTACGATATAAAGATTTTACTCTTTTAATTAATTCTCTTTTGTTTAGACCTTCTGTTAAATTTTCTGGTATTGTAGTTAGTACTTCATTTCTAAATTGACCTAAGAAATGTGAGATAACTTTATCAGGATCCCTAAACGATAATAAGTCTTGTATTGTTTTTACTGGATTAGGTCTATACTTTCCAGATACACCAGACGCACCAGAAGAAACTCCAGTGACCGTTTCACCTTCTATAAATTTATCTTCTGCTGTAATGAATAATCTTCCGTTTAATAAATCTTCTGTAAGTATTACTGCTGTCGCATTAGAAGTTTCACCTTTAATAGTTTCACCATTTGTGAATTTACCAAATGATGATTGTTCTTGTAAGATTTTAGAACCTGCGTCTATTTGAGTTGCTTCTGAACCAAGTCTACTTGCGTCTAATAATAAAGTATTAGATTGACCTGTTTCTGTTTCAAGTAATATACCGTCTGTTGATTGAGAAGATGAAATAGAAAGCTCAGCGGCTTCCATTAATTGGAAATAAGTTTTTACAAACTCTAAAAATTTAGGATGCTCTTCAATTACAAAATCAGGTACTTGACCTTGTAAAAGGTTTGTAATCTTTTTATTAAACTTCATTTAATTAATATGCTGAAGTGGTAGTATAACCAACACCGGCATCCGAGCTTCCACCGACAAAGGAATCCTTGTCAACCGAAATTGTTGAATTAGGAATATCTAACTCTAAAATTTGGTCTCTAACAGGAACAATGTCATTTGAAGCAGGTTGCACGGTCAGTTCTATCACCGTTGAAGCACTCCCTCTTATATTTGAAATTTCTGTAATCTGTAGTGAGTTAATTGTAATCTCACCAGTTGTGTAATCAATCGTGCCTTGTGTAGGGTTAGTATAAACTCTAGTCGCACCTGATAGATAATATCTTCTTATGTTACCATTACCGTCATCATCTAAAAGTTGTTCGTTAGTAGAACCTTGTATTTTAAAACCAGATGATGAAACAACACCACCAGCAGTTGAGTTATGACTAGTATGTGGATTGTAAACAGCATTTCTAAAGAATACACTATACTTCAAAGATGAATTTAAAGTAGGTGTAAATGATTTTCTTATCTTTAGTGTTGTTGTGTTAGATAGTATACTATTGTCTGTATCGTCAATTAGTTTAACGACTTTAGAATGTCTAAACATACTATCGAATTTTTGTAGTGTAGATACATTGTAAGTACCTAATAAAGTAATGATGTTTGCTTTAAGTGTTGCAGAGTCTTTTGTTGTTGCTCTTTCGTCATACTTTGCAGTTGAAGTTAAAACAATACTTGTGATTTCAGGATCCACAATAACAGGTGAAACTGAAGCAACATTATATTCTTTTAATTGTTTTATAATATCTGATTTAGATTGTGTTGTTAATGAAGAACCGCTCATAGGTTTGATTGCAATTTTTACAATACCATAAACTGGTGTCTCATCATCTTCTCCACCCCAAGCACTAACTGATTGTGCATTAGGATAAATTGACATTACTTTTGTTTCGTAATCAGAAGTAGTAACCGCTCTGTCTTGTGCTGTATATTGTAGAGGTGCATTGAAACGAATACTCTCTTTTGTTTCTGCTGATGAACCACCACCTGCAGCTGATACGGTTGTAACCGTTATATTAGAGAAGCCACCGATACTCCCTGCAGGATTAAATAAGTTTGCACCGTTAGAGTCTGTTTTGTTGGTAACAATGTACTCCATAATAATAATGTTACCACTTTCTAATTTCTTACCTATAATACCATCACCAAATTTAACTTCAAACTTACCTGTATCTGTTTCAGACAAGAAGTATATTTTACTTTCGTTATTTAATTTTAACAATCCAGAAACACTTGTGTATGTTTCTGAATCTGTATTTGTTAAACTTTTTTGTACTTTAATTTTTAATGTTGTTGTATCAGCGTCAATACTAGGTATTAGATATTTTTGGTCTGGGTCTAGTGTGTCAACCGTATATCTAAAGGTTACAGGTGTACCTTCGTAAACTGGTACACTAGAAAATTTGTAAATACCATCAACTGGTGAAGTTGTAGTATCTGTATTAGTAATAAAGTTATAAGTTGTTCCGTCTACAGAAGTTGTAAATACAGAACCTTTACTCATAGTTAGTGTTGTACCTCTTGCGTCATTAACTACAATGTCAATTGAAGCCATTGGTGCTTTTACCGAATGAGGAGTATAACCTAACATCTTTGCTAATGAAACAATGTTTGCTCTAACATCAGCAGAATCCAAATACATTTCGTTTGCTAACATATTAGCATTGAAACCTAAATAGTGTGTATTGTAAGCAAGTAAGTCTAGTAGTACAGCAAAACCACTACCTTCAAAGTTGTAGTCTGAAAATTCAGGTTGTGCTTGTAAAAATACTTTTAAATTTGTTTTTATCTGGTCAAAATCCAGTTCAGTAATATCTAGTTTGGTACTTGCCATTTTTTATTTCCTATTGTGCGTCATAGTAAGTTTTTGATAACTCACCACTCTCTTGTGTTTGACCTGTTTTTCTACATCTAATATATGTTGCTACCGTACCGCCACCTGGTTTAGTATATGTTCTAATTCCGTTTGCGATTACTGAATTAGCGCCATCTGCTGAATCGGAATATGTATTTGCAGCCGTAGCTGTGTTTTCATATTGCCATAATGAATTACTTCCTGGTACCGTTACCCACGCCATTATCTTAACCTCTGTAAAAATGTTTCAACAATGATTGGTGATTGAATACCAACAACATAGAAACTGATTTGTAAATGATATCTATTTGCGTCAATGTCTGGAGCCGCAATGATACTTTCTATACTTGCTCTTGGTTCAAAATTAAGTAGAACCTCAGCAACTTTTCTTTCTAAATTAAGAGCAGTCAAAGGTGTCATAAGTTCAAACAACAATGCTCTTACATCACTTCCTATTTCTGGATGAAAAGGTCTCTCATAATGATTTGTCTGTATTAAATTCTTTACACTTCTTTTAACAGCGTCTACATCAACAAGTTTTACCACATCTCCTGTAACCGGATTTCTTGTGAAATCAAGGTCTAAATCAGAATAAATCCTGTTTACTCTTTTCTTACTTGTACTTGCTTTTGAATCGTAGAATGCCATAGTTTTTCCTTTGTACTAATATTTATACACTAACCAGCAAAGACATTTGGACTTCCTGCGGCTACACTCGTACAACCTGAAATACCATCACCAACACGACCACAACCTTTACCATTAATGAACACCGTACTACTACCACTCGCTATAGGGGCAGCATGGGCAGGACAAGGCACACCAGGTAGTAAGTGAGTTGTATTAACATCTCCCTGTCTACTAACTGCTATACCGTTAGCATTGACATTTGGACTACCGACTGCTCTTGACATTCCTGAACAATGAGCAACATCAGCGTCTCCTATCCTCGTAACCGCAGGCATTCTCTCTCCATTAATTGTTTTAATTTGTTGTTAAAGGTTTCTATGTAATTATGTTCTTCTTCTGTATGTGGTGGAGTAGGATAATTAGGCTCAAAAGATATGACCGCACCTATCTCATTAGGAATTTCATCATATTGAGTATAGGTGTGGAGATTATTGTTAATTTTGACAACAAATTTACCTTCCACTATTTTCCCTGACCGTTATACGCTTTCCAACTTCTTTTTTTACTCTTATTCATTGATGATTTCTTAATCATCTTTTTTCTAACCCCTTGGGAAGACTTTTTTCCCTTAGGTTTGTTATAGCCACTCGTACCGAGCTTCTGTAATGCCATAAAATCCTTTTGTTAAGTATATTTAGTTGATTTTTAAAAAGGACACGCAAAATTACCTGCTCTTACTTCAATTTCTCGGTCATTTCGTATTCCGTTTTCAATTGATTCGCTAATTTTTTTGTAATCTGGCGTAAATTTACATTTTTCTACCTTGATTGAGCAATTTGTAAGAACAAAAAGCGAACAAAGTAAAAAAAAGTAAGAAAAATGTGTTTTTTTTGGCATTTTGCTCGTTTTTTGCTTGACATTGATTGATAAGTGTTGTATTATGTATGTATAAGTTAACAAAAAAGAGAGGACAAAACACTATGAGTACATTTTTTGCTATGATAACTATACTTTCTGCCATTATGGCAGTTGGTTCAATTGAAGATTGCGGAGGTTCTTGTTTAGGACAAGAAAACTGGATTTTATTCGGATTTTGCTTGACATCAATGATAATATGTGGTATAATAACT